AGTAATTCATTAAGTTCTTCTGAAGTTTTCTTTAAAGTTTCTTCAAATCCATAATGGTCCATTAAAATTTTTTGTTTCTCGTGATAAGTTAAACTTTCAATTTCAACTTCATTAATAGTTTTTTTCATAATTATCTCCTATTATAAATTCCTCAATAGTAATTTGCCCTTGAGGTGGTTCATTCTTTTTATTCTTTTTTATCTCATTAATAATTTTATTCATTTGTTGCAATTCAAGTTCAGCTCTTTCCAACTCAATATCACTCACTTTATCTAATTTCTTATTTTTCTTTTTTCTTCTTAGGATATTACAATTCTTAAAAAAATTATTAGTCATTAGTATCTAACTTTTCTTATTCTTTTTTTGTCATTATGCTGATATAGTAAAGTGAAAGTGTTGTGAGTTTTTTTCACCATCAACCAATTTTCAGGATTGATGTTTTTACTTCTCAATATTTCTCTTTGAGTTCGTGTTAATTTTTTTCCGTGTTTCATTATTTCACCTCAGTTTTCATAGAATTAAATTGTTCTTTTGTTACGAATGATTTAACTTCATCTGAATAAATAATTCCGCCAGTTGTTTCAACTGCATTTTGAAGTGAATTAACATTTTTTCTGAATAGTTGCCATACTTGATAACCATTCACATAATCTCCAACTTCTATTAAATCTATTATGTTATGTGATGCGTTTTGTATTTCTTTTTCAATTAATAGATAACTCCCGGGACTATAATAAGTTAATCCAAATTGTTGTTTGTTGTCCCTTACATATCCACATTCTTTAATTTCGTTAATACGATTACCAATAGTTCTTATTCCATGTTTTAAATATTCAACATACATTCTTTTTTCTAATTTCATTCAATCTCCTCCACTCTAGTAATAGTAACTTCAGTTCTAGGATTTTCTTTATCGAATCTAACTCTTGAACCATCAGTACTTTCAATTATTTTATAATCATCATCCTTTAAAACTCCACCTTTAACTAATGTATCGTGAAGAGCTGAATGAAGATTATTTAAATCAACTGTATGTTTAGTTTTTCTATAATATATTGCTTTAACATTAACTTTCTCACTAATAGGTTCACCCATATGGAAGAATTTAATTAATGGTAGAATTGCTTTTTCATAGTTAGTATACTTCTTACCATTTATTAATCTTAGTTGTTTGAATAACCAATATTGTTTATTTTTGAATATAAGTGGTTTACCAACAGATATGATTATTTTACTATTCTTTTTAGTTATAGGATTAAGAGGAATTGTGAATTTAATTTCATTATTCATAATTTTCAGATCTTTCTATTCCTAATTTAATATCTTCTTGTATACATCTAAGAAAAATATTTGCTTTGACTCCCGGTTGTACAGCATCTGCAAACCTAATAAACGTATTCTTGAATGAGTCTCCTCGTATTCCAAATTCTTCTGCAATTGAATTACAAAAAGTAGTTAAGTCATAAAGGTCAATGTTGAAATGCTCGACTAAATATATAGCGTAATTATAACCTCTTAAATGAATGTGTTTCTTAAAGTTTTTGTAAAAGTATCTTCTAATTTTTTCTTGTTGTTCCATCATTATCCTCCTCAATAGTTTTTTCGTTTTCATAAATAACATTTTTACATAACGGTCTCGAATATTGAGATATATCATTTTCCCAATATTCTACGATTTGTCCTTTATCGTTAAAACTGAAATCGTATGTTGTACCACAATCGTGGCAATACAATATTGTTGTAATATTATCTTTATAAGATATGGTTGTACTTTTGTAGGGTATGCCATCTTTCCTTATTTTTCTTTCTTTAGATACCCACAAGGCTTCTCTTATTGACAATTCGCCCTTACATCTTAAACAATGTATTGTTTTAATTGGTTGTATCCTCCTCTAAAATATATTCACAATACTTAACCTTATCATTGTATCTATTTCTAGTATAAACCCATTTGCTTTCAACAACATAATTCATTCTTATTTGTCTAATGTATTCACTTAATCTAGTACACCCATATAATTCTATCGCTTCCCAAGAAGTAATATGACCATATTTTTTTAAATGGTTCAATATCCTATCTTTCATAATTATTCTTTTCATCTAATCCTCCTCATATTCATTTAGTCCACTACAATCCATTACCATTGGTGGACTTTTGATTAGTTCTTCATTAATATAAACTTCGAATATACTTCTATGATACTTGATACCATACATTTTAACATCAGCATTCCCATCAACTAGATTACAAAACACATACTCACTATATTTTTCTAATTTTTTAATTTTACTCTCATATTTCAATCTCATTAAATAATGTGATTCAGTTAAATCTTCATATCTTTTGATAGATGCAGCTAACTCATTATTCCTCACAATTTCTTCATCATACTTTTGTGTTAAGGCATCATATTTTGAATTTAAATGTAAATAGTTTATATGGTGATACGCGTTTGATGATATCAAAGCAAACATTAGAACTAAGAATACAATCACACTATTTTTCAGATCATTCATCATTTTTTCTTTCTAACACTTCCATATCGTAATTTGATTCAATAAATTTAATACATAAACTTCTATTACAATTATTCCCTAAGTGTGTATATATTTCACTCAAATCGTCTTTGTTGAAATTAGTTCCTAGAAATTTATTAAGACCATCTCTATGATATTTGTGGGAATGATTAGTGCCACCTTTATGTGAAGGTCTTGATACCCATTCTAGCACCTTGCATTTAAGTTCTAATTCATTTTCAATATTATGTAATATAAAATAAGAATTAATTCTAGGCAACACTATAAACTCATCTCGTGAATTAATAAACGATTGAGGAAAACAATCTCTTAAATCATATACTAAATTTTTATGTATTTTTAATTCTAAATCTCTAACTAATTTTTTCATCTCTATTCTCCTTATTTGTATTTTTTATTTAAAAACAATAATCTCAAGCTCATTAACTTTTGAATCGTCTAAATACCAATTCCACCAATAAGTAACTTCTGTTTTTAAATTTTCAAGTTGCATATTATATTGTGTTATAGTTTTTACTAAATTAATTTTCTCAAGATCTGAAATATCTTCGTTTTTAATTGATTCTTCAATAACCATTTTTGAATTGTTCCAATTTCTAATACGCATATCATATTTTTTTTGATGGATATCTTTACCTATAAAACCACCTAACAACGTGCATAAAATCAATAAGAATAAACCTACTCCTTTGAATAACAATTCCAAGTAATAACTATTATCTCCTATGGCGAAAAATACTATCAAAATTATTAAACCTGCCATTAATCCTAAAAATAAACCTAAAATCATAATTAAATCCTCCTTATAGTCTTTCAATTAAATTATTAATCATTTCTCCAACAGACATTTCATTTACAATATCAGGTGATACACCAAGTACATTAATGAAATAACTTTTAAGTTGTTCAACTTGTTCTTTTGTAAATGTAACTTCCATTTAATCCCCCTCCAAACATTCATTTATTTTTTGTTTCAATAGTTTCAAACATTCTTCACAAAGTGTCATTGACATAAATTGATTACTATTTTTTGAACTTACACTTAACTTATATAGAACATAATTATGTTTATTTTTCATAACATCACTAATATAATTCAATTTTGAACATTGATTGCAACTACCGATATTGATTTTCTCTTCATTTATTTTAATTGCCATTTATTCTTTCTCCTCATATTTAAATAAATTTTTAAAGATGTAGTACATAATATCTACTATTATGCTATTTCCAAATAATTTGAATAAAACACTATCACTAAATCCAATCTCAATTAACTTATCAATATCTTCATCACTCACACCCATTAATCTACCAGCTTCTTTAGGTGTTAACTTTCTAATTTTTAATGGTTCTTCTTCTTTTACAATAAAGCTGCTACTTGTTGTAGTTCCATTTAAAGTAGGACATTTTTCTTTGAATACTCTATTACCCTTGTTATATCCATTAGGGAAAGAAATATCAGCCACATCTCCTACATTAAATTCATCTACAATATCACTATCAACATATCGTTTGATGTTCCCATCTTGAGTAATCATATCAGCTTGAACTTTAGTGAATGTACTTTTACGTTCAAAATAATCATCGATGCTTTTATCAACATCGTATGAGTTAACAATAAAGTTATCGTTTGCTTGTGAACCACCACTTGTAGTAACAGTACCAGCTACACTATCACAATCTAAATCGTGCAAATTATTAGTTGCATTAATATGATGTGAACCTTGTTTAGTTCTTGACATAATATAATCAATCATTGCATCACTCAAATAATATTTTTCATCTACATCTTCTTCAACAAAATCTTTTAGTTTCAATTCTAAATCAAAAGGTTTTGGTTCGTTATAATAATGACCATCAAAATATTCTTTATCTATTAACAACAAGAATACTCTATTTCTAGTTTGAGGTATACTATAATCAGATCCTTTTAAAGTCATAGGGATTACCTCGTATTCAAGTTTTTCTAACTCTTGTTTAAATTGTTTGAACATACCTATATGTTTTTTATCTATAATTCCAGTAACATTTTCAAATAGACCAAACAAAGGTTTTTTATTATGTTCTTTTAATTCTTTTAACACTCTAACACTTTCAAAAGTCAAACTACCTTTAAGACTATCAAAGCCACCACGATTACCACCTATTGAGAACTCTTGACAAGGTGTAGAAAATGTAAACAATTGTACATAAGGTAAATCCTCACCTTTAACATTGAACACATTAACTTTATTTTTTGTTAGATGATGTGCTAAGTATAATTGTTTTAACTTTTGTTCTTTCAACCTCTTAATGTTAACTTCCTTTTCATTCTTCCAATATCCAAAAGGGATTAAAAATTCTTGCATCTCTTCTTTAGTTGGGAACTTAAACTTCTTCATCACATCTAGTAAATGATGATGCAATGTTGCGTGTGCAATTGTAGCTTCCATATCAATTTCAACAATATAACTTCTTGATACATTCATACCCAACTTTTTAATTGCTAACATTTGGCTACCATAACCACTAAATAATTCTCCAATAGCAATATTGTCTTCCCAATGCGTTAAAGGTTCGTTCATCATCTCGAAAATATTAAGTTGTTCCACTATATCTCTCCTTTCATATATATTGTTTATTTGTCATAATGTTTCAATCTTGCTCTATGGTTTAATTCAGAAAAACCTATCCCAAAGAATTTACAATATTTAATTAACTTAGCATCTTTAGGAAACCTTTGACCACATTCCCATTTCTCAACTGCAGATTTAGATACTCCTAATTTAATTGCTAATTCTTTTTGTGTTAAGTCTTTCTCAACTCTTAACCTTTTAAATACATTCATTTAATCACCTCCTTGCACATTATCGCACATTTGTTTTAATAAAAAAGTTGCCCTCCAACAACCAAGAAGAGGGCAATGGTCTTTAGCGACCGACTCTATTTGTGATATTGAGAACTATATCCTACAAATAGTTAGGAAAGATTCGCTCTCTTTTATTGTACTAAACTTATTTATTCTTTACAACTATTTTTTTGGTTTAACTGGTGTAACCCAGTCTAGGACATCTTTACTACCAAACTTAATTGCTAAGTTGAAACCTAGTTTGTCTGCAAAAATTTGTGCATCTCTCATACAATCTTCTTCTAATTTGTATGCACCTAATTGAATGTAAAAATATTCATCTTCTTTTAACTTAGGTTTTTCTTCTAAATATTCTACAACTAAACTCAAAAATCTTTTCCAACCCAGATCTAAAGTTCTATGAGGGCAATACTTCCCACTATGGACTTCGTGCGTATACACTTTGCCAATTCCCCAACCATATTGTTTTAATTTCATTGCAGTTAATTTTGCAGCATTTCTTTCAGCTTTAGTAAATCTTATACCACCACTTTTAGAATAACAAATTTCAATACAAATAGTTTTTCTATTCCCAAATCCTTTTACACCATCACCAGCGTGCCAAGCATTTCTATTGTCTGGAATTTTTTGGATTACATCATCATACCCTACATAGTAGTGAGATGATAGATATTTGTCATTCGACTCCATATATTCACTTTCTTGCAATGGTGTAGCATCATTTGCAGTGTTGTGAATAGTTATACCTTGTGGCTTCATTTTGTATTTCGATTTCTTTTTGTACAAATCCTTGTGGATAAAATCTTCAATTATCCTCATTACTTGTCACCACCTAAGCCTTGTTTATATTGCTTGATTAAATTTTCACCATATACAGCTAATCCTGTTACGATGATACCATTCATAATTGCATTAGGAGTTACACCTAATAAAGCAATTGCAAATCCAATTCCAACTACTAACAAAATAACTGGAATTAACTCATTTTTGATGTACTTAGTTCCTTTAACAATTCTTCCTAGTACATACAATACTACTACTAATGATAAGAACTCAACTGGTAAGTTAAATTCCATTAACGAATTTTCTAACATAAAAATCTCTCCTTTTCTTTTTTGTAATTTTATTATAACACATTTACGTTAAAATGTGCGATAAATCCAAGCCATCATTTTCTTTTCTAATGAACGAAAGAGGTTGAGGGTTATATTGACACCAAACAACCAAAAACGTTCATCTGACACTAATTAATTAATTTTTGGAGCTATTCTGGTGTTTCTTTTTACGTTTATAATGTCCTCCACCTAGCAAAATGTACAAAATCAGGTACAAAACACTCAAAAATAAGAACGCATATTCAATTTTCATACTATACCTCATAATATTCTTTAGGAATATCTTTCAATTTAATTTTTAGAATCTTACTAAGTTTACAAAAAGTATGTAACTTCATTTGGCAAACTCCTTTTTCAATTCTTAGGTATTGATGTTCACTAATATTGATTAGAGTTGCTATATCTTTTTGTGTGTATCTCATATTATTTCTTGCATCAATTAGCCATTGTTGTTTCATACTAACCTCCTACCAACTCGAATTATAAAAAACAATTTCGTTATCCCAATCAGTTCCATCTAAAATTTTTTTCAATTGAGAAATAGTATACAAGATATCTTGCAAATACCGTTTGTCATAATCTTGGCTACCAAAGAAGAAACCACTTTCGCTAGGTAATAACTTCTTACATATTTTTTTGTCTAAGTGAATGTTGTCATCACTAACTTCAGATTGTTCTGCAATCTCATTACATATTGATAATAACTTTCTCAAATCATCAGATCTAACTTGATACATTCCACAATCGTCTTCGCCATCTTGAACGTTATCAACGAACCATTTGTGAACTTGATTAGCTTTTCTCCAATAGGCAATCTCATTACATATTGACTTCCAATTGTAATTTTCATCACCTCTTAATAGTATTTTGAAACCTCTAAATTCCTCTCCAACATTTAGTTTTTCAAATTCTTCGTAACCATCTTCTTGATAATAATTGTAAACCTCTTTAAACTCCTTGAAACTTTTATTCGTTCTAACTTTATCTAAATACATATCTAATCCCATACTATTTTTCTCCTTTTTATTTTTATTATTCAAAAATTCTTTCTATGACTTTAATGAAGTATTCAGAAGATGGAGTAAAATTTTCATCTTTCTTAGCTTCGATAAAATCATTTATTATTCTTTGGAAGTATGCCATATCTACACCAGTCAATTGTTCTTCAAGTATAGTGGCATCTAATAAATCCATATCATTCAATTGAAAAGCCATTTTTAAATATTGACCTGCATCTATCCTAAAGTCTCTCAAGATAAATTTCTTTGCTCTAAATATACTTGCTAGAGGATATCTACTACCTCTATAAATTAAAGTCTTTGATAACAAACATTCTAGTGCTTCAGTATTAGTATAGAGTTTAGAGTCTTCACTTAACCAATAATTAGTTGCGTGAACAAAATCAAAGTTCTTATGAATTTCGGTATGGTCACCATAGAACCTAGTAATTATTTGAATTTTATCACTAAGAGTAATTGCATTGGCACTAATGAATTGAACGTGATATTTTTGTTTAGCATACTCTTCAGATATTTCTTGATTACTAACACCATCTTCATTTTCACCCATATCTTCATCTTTTAACATTGAATAAATCTTAACTCTATGTTCATCATATTCAAATGTTGCCTTGAAATTTCTAATGTGCCTACTTGTTACTTTGAAAAAACCTCTACCCTTGATGCGTAAATCTTGCAATTCACCATTAATATGGTACATTGCATCATCATAATTTAAGACTACTAGGTTAGTACTCTTTTTTCTATTAGATTCTTCGACATAATATTTAGCCACAGCTTCAACAGTTTCTTTGTTAGTGAAATACAGATCATAATCATTGACTGGTTCTTGTAAGAACATTGAAGCAATAGAACCACCAGTTATGATAGTATTCTTTTCAACTAACTTTTTGACATTTTCATCAGTGATGCTTTCTTTCCAATCAGTAAATGCTTTATTCAATTCTTTTTTAATAGTTTTAGTTTTCAAATTCTTTACCCTCCAATTCAACCATTAACTTACCTATAAATACTCCATCTACTATCATCAACGCTAACAAGATTAATTTGCTAGTGATGAACAATTTTAAATCTTGTACTTCTGCAGAAATTAATACTAACATAAATAATTCTAGTGCTACTAAAAACATTATAAGTAATTCTTTCAATTTAGTTTTCATCAATTATCCTCCATATATTATTTTATAACCTAATTCAGTTTCAATTTCTTTTTTAGTCATTGGTATAACTAATTCAAAAACTTCATCTTTAATTAACTCGAATACAACATCAGGCATCAATGCAATAAGATTTGCACCATTTAATGGTTTGTATTTATTATAAATTAATACCTCCCTATTGTGGTAATCTCTAGCATTAACTAAAATACAAAACTCACCAATATTTTTATCATCTTCAAAGACATATTCATAGACACCTTTAGTGTCCTTTACTTCACCAAATCCATAACGCTTTAAATCTTGTAAATTATAATCACTATTAACTCTTATCATTTGTTTTTTCTCCTTTTCTTTTTAGAATTTCTTTTTGGTACGAACCTAGCACTACCACTAGGTTCTTTTTTATAACTAAGACTTGCATTACTATATGGATTATTATTCATACCCATAGCAATTGCCATCAACATACCTAATTTATTTTTACCCATACTACAACTCACTATAATATTCGTGACCAAACATTTTTTTACAACTATCACATAATTCATCTTTCGAGTCTAAAGTGATTGTATATTGATGTTTACAATATTTGCATTGATGCACTTTAATTCTTTCATCTAGTGGTTCAATAGATGCACCTTTAGGTAAATTAAATACGTTACCTTTCATATCCATAATAACTACTCTAGTACGATTAACCTTACACAAGATGTATTTCTCATTTTTGAATAAGAACGTATCTCCAATTCTCATATCTTCAAAGCTATCACCCTTAAATTCTTTTTCATACAACGCAACTTTATCCATAGCCATTGCATCTAATTCTTTCATTTCTCTGATCTGAGTTTTTATAAACCCATTTCTTTTGTATGAGAACATAACCATCTTAGTTCGTTTATTCTCAATGAATACATATTTTTCTCCAACTTCATTTAACACTACTTGACCTTTTTTCATAATGTAATCTCCTTTTCATTTATTCCATTGCATATTTTATCAATCAAACTTCTTATACCATTAAAGCTAGAGTCACTCAATAACTCTAGGAATATATTAACTCTTGTCATTTCCCACCAACATCTATTTGGGTAGTGTTTCTCAATAACATCTTGCATACTAATTTCTAAAGCCTTGATACTTCCACCATTTATAGAAGCAATCACTAAATCTTTTTTTAAGCTATTAGCCATAACTCTAATCCTCTCTTTCTTTGTTTTTGATTATGATGCATCTACTTATATCTTTAGGTGCTTCAACTTCAACACCATACTTCTCTATTAATTCATTTAATCTTTCACACAAAGTTTTAATCTCTTCAATATCTTCTAGTGAATAACTAATAACGTGACTATTATAATCTTCAAAATCAACACTATCTTTATTCATTCCACTAGTATAATATTTAACGTGGATATATCTATCAATTCCTTTTTCATACATTTCTGCACTATGGCAAGTATTACAACATTTGGTACTAGTTGTTGCACTATCTAAATTAAATTCTTTCTTAATCTTTCTAAACGCATTACTCAATTCTCTTTTGGTTAACATTTTTAAATCCTCCCATTATATTTTTTTAAAGTTTAATTAACTTTTAGATAGATTTTAATATAAGTGTATTGTTATCGCCTTACTATTAAAACCTATTTAAAAGGCAATTAAGCCTTAGCAATCCTTAAAATCTTACTTTTCTACTAAATCTATTGATGTAATTACCATTAGTCAATATATCTCTTAGTTTATAACTATTGCTTTCTTCAAATTCTTTTAACTTATCTATCAAGTTATTATATTCTTTGCACTTATCCTCAATAACAATTAACTCTTGATTAAGTTTGTCAATATCTCTATATTTTTTATCTAGTGTTTGGTTCAAAACTTTCAAATACTCTTCATTACTAAATGCTTTCCCACCATCAATATGTTCAAAGTTATAGAATGTAAGTTCAATCTTCACTATACTATTTTTATCACTATAATATATTTCCCAATTTGAACCATAGTAAGATTGATGAAACCTTAGATACCTACTTTCACCAATAAACTTATTCATATGCGTTTCTATTCTTTTAGTTAACTTCTTACCATCATACTTAGATACATCAATCTTGATTAACTCTTGAAGCAATACGCATTGACTATTAAGTTCGTCAATCTCTTTTACTAAACCTTGCTTAACTTCATTAATATTCATACTCTTAACATCTCCTTTTTTATTTAGATTTTAAAACAAACTAAAGAGTATTAGAGTTAATACCCTTTTATTCATATTAAAATTATTCCTGACGTAGATAGTCCAACAGATCCTCAAGACTATCATAACCCTCACCAATCGTACTACAACCAACATTAGTACAACATAACTCATAGTATTTATCATCTTCACCACTTAAACCAATACTACTATGTTGCCATTCACCATTTTTATCTAGGTGTTCAAAGTCACCTATACCCTTAAATTTTTCTTTCATAACTCTTTCTCCTCGTCTTCATAATGGTTAGTATCTAAGATACAACCACATTCTTCACAATAAAATTCATCATAATCCAAATCAATTGTTATATCAATTTGGCAATGGTAACACTTAACATCTAATTTCATATCATTATCTCCTTAAATATTTTCAACATTAAACATATGATAATGCTTACTATCTTTAGTGACCTTAGTTATCTTAGAGTTGTAACTACCCTCGATATCTTTTCTAACATCACTCATTTTAGCTTTACAATTAGCAAAGTTGTATGCCTGATTAGTCACTCTATTGATAGCAATTTTACCATTGTAAATACTATAATTATTTCTTCTGGTAGTGATTAGATATAATGTATCTTTATCCAACCCTTTAACATACTCTCTACTAATACCATAAATATCTTTAGCCATTTGTATCCACCTCATTCATCATATTTTTAAAGCAATCGTATATGTCATCAAGATTGATAATATAACCTTGTATTTCAATCCACGCATAATCTACATAAGGTTTATCAAGATATGGATTAAACTCACTATAAAATACATATGACAATAATTCTTTTAATGCTATGTGATAATCAGTTAACATACTACCATTTGCAATCCAAACTTGTTTAAAATCTTCATCTTCTAGTAAAAAAGTATATAATTCTTTTTCAATTTCTTTTACTTGCTTTTCATTCATACTTAATTCTCCTATTTATTATAATTAACAACAACGCATAACTAACGTTCTACTTTAGTCCATATGAAGCAATAACCCATAGAGTAGTACTTAACATCATCTATAATGCTAGGCTCACTAATATAAGTATCTTCTTCATCTTCTTCATCTCCATAATCTTTATCCCAGATTTTGAATATATCTTTATCTTTATCATAAGTTACTAAATCATAATTTAATTGATAATTCCAATCTTTCATAATTTCTAGCATAACCTCATATGTGAATAATGGACATTCCCAACCATTCCAATGTTGACCATATGTCATACCTTTAAAGCTATTATCTTCATCATCAATACATACTTCTATTGGTTTAAGAGGTGCATCTTTATAAATGACCTCTATAATATCATTATGTCTATCCATTATTTCTTTAGTTCGCTCAACTCTATTAACACTATCATTAGCAAAGTCATATTTATAATCTTTGCCATTACTAGCATTAGTTACAACTCTAATCTCTAACATCAAATCATCTCCTTATATTTAGTAACAACAACGCACCATTAACAATCTACTTATATGCCACTCTAGTGAGTACATCCATAACAAGTGCCATATCACTATTACAAGTTACATTAATCTCATACTTAGCACCATTGTCACAATAGATTGTTACATATTCACCAATACTATTATCTTCATACTTTAAACCTTTATACCACTTCTTGTTGATTGTTAATAATTCATTTAAATTTATTATCGTTTTAATTCTTTCGTTTCTTAATTCACCAATTATTGTTACTTCATTCTCATTAATCGTCATTCCTTTTAATTCTTGCATCTTAATTCCTCCTATTTTTTAGTTTGAAATCCTTAATACTATGTATTAGGAAATCGTTAGTAATTTTTAATACCTCACAACAAGGACTAAATAGGGTGAATAATTTAGTCCTCGTAATCAAATATTTAAAATTTTACACACTCATTCTAATCATTAACACCACCAACAATAAGATACCAACAAATATTGTATCTCTCAGAAATATATAGCTACCTTTCTTGTTCATATTAATATAAGTCCATAATCATTTTACTAAATTCAACACCACTAACTAACTTAATGTCACCATCTTTAACCATCTTATGCAACTCTTTAGTACTCTCACATTCAAAGAATATAGTTGTATACTTAGTAGTAGTGGCACTATACTTATAATAATCTTCATTGATAATCTTAGTATTATCGAAAGTATTAAATATTGCTATCGTACTTTCATAACTTTGAAAGATGTAAGTAGAACCAATACTTATTTCGAATTGGTTCGCTACCTTGTTACCATTTGGACTTTTCAAATTGCTTACTTTAATCATAATCATATCTCCTTTAGTTTATTTTCATTGCTTAAAAGTAGTAATGACCATACCCACAAAGTGAATGCGTTATTATTATAACCTCATTACATAACCTTTAAGCAACCAACAAACTTGCGTTAGTTGCTACGATTTCCATATCTTGATTGTAACTAAAGATAAACTAGTTTTGATAGTGTGAGGGTATATCAACCCATTTTCAAAGCCATAATATATATGATTAATTATCGTGATGCTAACTTTTATAATCACTATATAGTATGATGCTTTATCTAGTTTCACACTAAAGGCATACTAACTTGTATTGCTTTCTACCTTATATACGTTTATCTTGTTAGGACTCTCGCCACCTTATGGTGCTTATGTATAGTTAAGAACTCCATAATAACTATATAATTATGTTTTGCTTATTACCTTGTTTACTTATTCAAGACTTAGTCTATTATAATACTTGAGTCTCTAGCGACTCTAGATGCTTGAATTTTCAATCCCTTTCGCTTTGTCTTAGTATATGATATGCACTTGATTTCCAAATGATACCAATTAACTAGAATTAATTAATAATATATATGAGACTTGTTAACCTCTTTGCTTGATTGCTTAAGGTGTCTCTCTTGCTACACCAATAATTTACCATACAACTAACATTTATGTGAACCCTTAACTTCCATTTGTGTTAGAAAGTTTATACCAGAATGAACCTTAAAACTATTTTTTTGCTATATATAATAGGGTTGTGTTGCCTTTGGTGTGTTTTATGAGTCATTAGATAATAAAAAAAGATACCCCCCATACAGAAAAAGCAAACGTTTGTTCGATAAGTGAGGTGGTAGTGGGGAACTGAGCTGCTTATAATATATAATTGGTACACTCGCCCTATTTTCACTAAAATTAACCCTTACTTAAACATTAAAATAACATTAAAGCATTTGATTAACTCATTATTAAGTCATATAATAAAGAAAAATAATAAAAAAGAAATGGGGTAAACGTATGGCTGCTATAAGGTTAGAAGTAGAAAGTCCAAAGAAGATAGTGTCTGGGATATATAAATGGACCAATAATAAAAATGGGAAAGTATATATAGGAAAGGCCGAACACCTCTTAAAACGTAGAAAAAGGCATTTAACACTATATAAAATGTATAATAAGAATAAAGTAGAACTAGAGGAAAGTAAGACGAACAAACGTTTGTATAATGCAATGATAGAAGATGGAGTAATGAATTTCAAGTTTGAGATAATAGAGAGATGTGAGAATGCAGATTTAGATCTGAGAGAAGATTATTGGATTTGTGAATATAACTCAATCGAAGATGGATATAATATGATTGAAGCTCAAAATACGTTTGAATAACAAGAATCGCAAAATTGGATTTGTCGCTTTGGCTTCGCCAAGTTTAGATGTAGTACCCTGTGCTGGTGGTAGTAGGTGCGTTGTTGTTTATACAAATATGCTTGAAACTATTGTGTACTGATATCGACTATGATATAATTAATACGAGATAGAAAACCCCCCTTTCTATCTCATAAATTGGGGTGGTTCTGGGAACAAATGAGCTTCCAAACCTTACAAGAAGAGTTCGATTCTCTTCGCCCCGGCCATTGCTGGATTAGTATAATTGGCATTACGACTGAATTGTAATCAGTAAGATGTAGGTTCGAGTCCTATGTCCAGCACCATAATAAAACATAAGGGAGGTATAATATGGAAACTATGAATAAAGTTGAATTTAATTTAGAAGAAGATATAACAACTGAAGATATGGAATCAACACCAATTGCTAGAAATTTCAAAAGACCTATGACTGCAGAAATAGAATTACACTTACAAGTTGGTCTTAGCAATAGATTATATACTAAAGTTAATTGTGAAGTTAAAAACGTTATGGAATTAAAAGCAATCATAAACGAAATTAAATCATTGTAACAAAAACGGAAAGACTATTAATTTAGTCTTTTTTTATGTATATAATTAATCCCTTTTACATATAATTAGATATAGAAAGGAAAGATATTATGATAAAGAAAATAGGTTTTATAATCTTCTTATGTATTGCAATATTATTTGTAAATAGTTTGAATCCATTTAAGTCACCTCTTAGTTATTTCGAAAAGGAAGAAGAGATTATTAAAAAGGTTATTTTAGTTGAAGAAGAACTATCGTTACAAGGAGAAGTAATAGTTAATAAAGGAATAATGGTATATGAAAAGAATATAGTGAGTGATAGTGTATTACCATTTGATAGGAGTGAATTAGATGTTAGGATAACGTATCAATTTATAATTACTTATAAATTAGAAAATATAACTGTAATTAAAGTTGGGCCCGAATGTTTTGTAACTCTTCCAGATCAATTTTATAAGTTACAACCTATTCAAGTAGATGAAAAGTTTATGGAAGATAGAGAAGTGTTTGGTGTTAAGTTTGATAAAAGTGATTTTGAAACTATATTATATTTAGGTAGAGAAGATACTATACAAAAAATTGCAATGTTAGATACGAAGCCTTATCGAGCTGCAGTAGAAGAAAATATAGAATTACTATTACAAAAGTTCGGAGTTACAAAGATTAATTATGATTGGAAATAATTATGAGGTATTGTTCTTGTAAATGTTGTTGTTGTATGATAAGATAAAGATGTATTATACATATACCTTTATTCTTATTTTATATATCTCCTATGACTTGCCTAGAATTAATTTTCTAGGTTTTTCTGTGTTTAAATATAACTTTTCACATAAAGAAAACCATCCAGTTCAATGGATGGCTTTCAAACAGAAAGAAAAATACACATAAAGGGGTAACTAGTATGACTACTAGATTACATACTTATTATAACTCTAAAACTATTGTTAGTAAAGAAGAATTTATTTTTAACTATATAAATGATATACTTTATATATGAAAGGGCTATGGTATAATTATAAAAGAGGTGATGATATGGCTAATTATTGTGACAAACCTTGCAAATATTTTGTAGAAAATGAATGTAACCATCCTGATTTCAAAAGGAATAAAATCTTTTTAGAAGAAGATGGAAAGAAATGTGGTGGTTTTACTCCTATCAAGGGATTGAATGATAAGACTGCTTTACAAAGAGCAAGGAACTTAATTAAAAAAGAAGAAAGAAAAGAAGAAATGTTACAAAAGAAAGAAGAAGAAAAGGCTAAATATGAATTAACAATTCAAAAAATTAAAGAAGATGGATTTGATGCAAAAGATGGTTTTAATTACTTTTTCGATTTATCTTCAATAGAACAATATTATGTATGGGAAACTTTAGTTAAAAAAAGAAAGCCTTTAAATGTAATGCGTGAAGTAAATCAAGAATTAGGTAAAAGTTGTGAAGCCACAAATGTTAGAGCAAAGATTAGAAGATGGTCTATGCGACCAAACATTATGAAAGCAACTGGAGAAATAACTAATATTATTGCTAAGAAATCTAAACAAAAATTAGATTTAATAGTTGATGAAATGGTAGATAAAGTTGCTGAAGCTGTTGGTAATATTGATATCGAACATACTATGCCTGAAGATGTTATTAGAATGGGTAAAGATGTATTAGATATGAGAAATAAGATACAAGATAAAAATGCTGCTATTAATATACAAGATAGTGTATTAGTATTCGGTGATGGTTCATCATTTGGAGATATTTATAAAAAGAACTCTTATGATTTACCAACCGAAGTTATTGAAGCAGATTTTGAGGAAAGGTGATAAGTATGGGAAATGGAAATGAAAATTTAAATAAAGAGTTTGCAGAAAAGACTAGTATATTAACTCAAGAACAAGTTACTAGTCCAACTGGATTAAATAACTTTTTTGTAAGTGTATTAAAAGATAGTACATTTAATTATGAACCACAAGATAAGATTTATACTCCTACTGAACAACTAATAGATAACTATGCACAAGCAAGAACTGTTGAGTTACAGTTCCAAAAAGATTATGGTTATTCTGATACTGATATGGCTATCTTTAGATATCAACAAGATAACTTTGCTAAGTTTCAACAACAAGGTTATAAAATGGATACAAACGAGTATCAAACTGCTATATCTGCTTATCAAATAGATAATCAAGCATTTCATAATTTAAGTAATAATTATAATTACTTTGCAACTGCTGGGGATAATGACCCGTTTGTTGAATTAACTAATCGTTATATGAATGATTTAAATGGATTAACTGATGAAGAATTTAATGAATGGTATAGTAAATTAAGTCCACTTCAAAAATACCAATTAGAAGCATCTGGATTTGGTGATACTCAAAAGATTAAAAATACTTTAATTGGTGCAGATTTAAAACGTGCTGCAGATGATGGTGATGTTGAAAAGGTAGATGATTTTTTTGGAGAACACGCAAAAACTGGTATAGCTAGTATTGCTATTGCTGGTATCTTAACTCCTGAACCTCTTACTACTATTGGTGGATTAATAACTTTAGGTGTAGCTGGTATTGGTGGTTTTCTAGGTTCAATAGGATTAGAAAAGGCCGCAGAAGAAGAAATACCAGTATTAAAAGATATGGATAATGCAGTTAAACATTTAAGAAATGCATTATTCAATACTACTATTGGCTCGATTGCAGGAACAATTGATATGGGTGGAACTTTAATTAGTTATGCTACAACTGGAATATATAATACAATTACTGGTCAAGATATAGATACTAAAGATAGTTATATTTATAAACCATTTGATTTTGCAAGTGGATTAATTGATGGTCTTAATGAAAGTCTTCAAACTAAAGATGTAAAAGAATATTCAGGACTTGAAAAAGTATTTTATCAAGGTATACCTCAAGTTATGGGTTCTATTTCGGGTTATATGTTTTTAGGTAGTGCTATGGCTAAAATCCCGGGTATGTCTGGTGAAGTTAAAATGGGTAATTCATTTGTCAATGCATTATTAGGTGGTAGTAAGGCCGAACTTGCAACTAGAACAATGATTTCAATGAGTGAGGGTAATGATGTATTTAACAATGCTAAAGCACAAGGAATAGATGATAATAAAGCAATAACTGGTGCATTAATGAGTATGGGTGGAAACTGGGCATTGTTAGCTGGTACTGGTGCTATTCCGGGTAAAGTTACTCGTGGAACTAATAAAACATTTGGTAATTTAAATGCAACACAATTATTAAAAACTATTAGTGCTGATGCAGCTCTAGAGGGTATAGAAGAGGTAGGACAATTATTAATTAGTGATATTGCTAATATAACTACTGGCTCTCAACAAGAGTTTACTGAAGCACAACAATATATAGAAACTGGTCTATATGGTATGTTTGGTGGTATGTTTGGTGGAGGTATTGAAACATTTAATGTATCTAAAACAATAAATAAAACATATGACCAGATCTTACAAGACCAACCAATAGGTAATCAAGTTAGTATTGAACAAATTAAAAATGAATATATTGCTAAAGGTGATAGTCAAATACAAGCAAAAGATAAAGCAATTAACTTTGTTTTAGAAAATGGTATTGATAATCAAGTAGCAGCTAAACTTTATAGGAACTTACTATTTACTGCTGGTGAGGGTTTTGTTGAGGGTTATAAAGTATTCGAAGATTATAAAACAAAAGTGGACCAACTAGCAAAAGAGAACTTTGAAAAAGAAGGTAAAACTCCTAATGCTAAAGAACTTGAAGCAGAAGTAATTAAAATAATTAGTAATGATTATTCACAAGATACTTTCTATAAAATGGCAGATGAACAAAATAAAGAATTAATCAATAAGATTGATTTACAAAATCAAGAAAAACTAGAAAGTATATCTGTTAATGATAGAGTTGATTTAATAAATGAAACTAGAACTGTTTTAAATAATATAGTTAGAGATGAAAATGTTGCAGATTGGAATGGAGAAAAATTCGATTCTCCTAAACGTTATGGACTCCAAAAAATAAAAGGTGAAATAGTAAGTTCTACATTTGATAAGAAACATAATAAGTTCAATATATTAAAACGTATGAATAACTATAATATTACTCCAACAGACTTTACAATGATGCAACAACGTGAAGAGGGTTCTTGGGTTGATAGTACACAAGTTAGAAATATGAATAATGAGATTACTAATATTAAAAAGACTTTAGATGATGTTGTTGGTACTACTAAAAAACGTATTGATAAGTTTAATAAAGAAAATAAGTTAGAATCAAAAGATTATGAATATATGTATGAACAAGGAATCTTGAATAAAGAAGATTATATCTCTTTATTAAAGAAAACTGATTTAGAAACAACAGATCAAGAAATTCAAAATATATTAAATATATCAAATGAAATTGAAAGTTTTTATAACAAATTATCTAAAGTTGATAATGTATTAGATATGGAAAAGGATTATAAAAAGTTACAAAATTTTATTGATAAAACATTTGAAACACAAACTGAATATGATGAATTTATTGAGAAGAATAAAAAGTTTATTAGTAAAAAAGCATTAAGTAGTTTTGAAAACTTCAAACAAACTTTTGAAAATGCTAAGAAAGAACAAGCACTCGAAATAGAAAGAGTCGCTAAAGAAAAGGCTGTTCAAAAGGCCGAAGAGAAACGTTTGGCTAAAGAGAAAGAAGTTGAAAAAGATGCGAGTTTGGAAAAAGAAATCACTAAGAAACAAGAACAAATTAATAAGCTCGAAGAAAAAGAAAAGAAACAAAAACAAAAGATAGTTGAAGAGAAACCTAATACTAAAATTTCTGAAAAAGAGTTTATCGAAAAGACTCAAGATGAAGATAAGAAAAAGGTTATCAAGAAAACTAAGCAACATAAAAGTGTAAAAGTAAGTCAAGTTGCTAATAAAGTTGAAGTAGATGAAAAGGTTAAGAAAGAATTAAATCTTAAAGATAAGATGAATATTATTAAAGATAAGTTCTCATTACCTATTAAAGCTAATACAAAATACTTAAATCAAGTTAGAAGCAATTTAGAACAAAATCCTGATGTGGATAAGTTTGTAGTTGGATATTCAGTTGAACAAGATACATTTAAAATATTACCAGTTGAGACAACTCAAAAGAAAGCAAAGAATGATATTAAAGAAAAACTTAATGGTCCTAAAGATTATAAAACTAAAGTTATTTCAAGGGATAAAATTAATGATGATGTTATTAATGCTAATCCTAAGAATAAGAAACAAGTAAAAGAATCTATTGAAAAGAATGAAGCATTAAGGAAAAGTGAAGTATCTAAAGGGTTTAATAATTCTAATTCAACTAAATTAGATAATCAAATTGATAAAAAGATTAATGAATCTATAAAGGTAACTAAAGAATTAAAACCTAAAAGAGATGATCTGCTTGAAGAAATTAAAGTTAAAGAAGCAAAAGCAAATAAATATAGAAGCGATATAAAAACATATATGGCCGATATTGCTAAAAATGGGCCCGACAAAAATATCGAGTTTAGACTTAACTTTAGTGAAAGTGCATTAAGGAATGTAATAGGAGATATAGACTTATTAAAAGCACAACATAAAGTTGCTAATGAGAAAACTATTGATACTGATATGAGTATTGCTTATGAGAGTGAACAAGGTATTACTCCTAAAGTATTGAAAAAGAATATTAAGAAGATACCGGGTAGAGTTACAAACTTTATTGCTACATTAAATAAAACGTTACCATCTAATGCACAATTAACAGTTGTGTTTGATGAAACATTAGAAAAGAATGAAGCTGGTAAATATGAAAATGGTGTTATTTATTTAAATCCAAATTCTAAAACTCAATTTCTAGATACTGTTACTCACGAACTCTTTCATCATTTAGAAAGAGGAACTAGTAAAGAACTAGATAAGTTTATGAATAGTGTTGAAGATTATTTAACTCAAAAAGGTGTATATGAAGAACAATTAAATTCAATTATGAAAAGATATGTTCCTGTTTACGAAGCTAAAGGTAGAGAGTTTACCGAAGAAAATGCTAGAAGTGAAATAGTTGCTAACTTTGTAAAAGATGAATTATTTAAACAAGAAGCATATACAAGTGGTAAAAAGAAAGGGCAAACTTATTTTGTTAATGATATATTATTAAAAGATATTACTAAAGATAGTAGTGTTGCAAGAAAAGTTTTTATTTGGCTTAATCAAGCTCTAGGTTATTTAAGAAAAAGTCAATTAAGTCCTAATGAAATAAAATT